TCTGACCAGTTTAAGGCATTTGCACCTAAGAACTACGAAATTATAGTTGATACATATATACGAGACGCCTGGCTTAAGGGGTCAGAGGTAGCTAGATTCCCAACAGCACACACAATATCCCTTATTGAGGGTTATATAACAGAGGATGTAGAGGACTCGCTACGTATGTCAGAGGCTGATGTTAGTGTGGGAATGGAAGCTCAAACCCATCTCGGTGAGAAAGGTATTGTCACACGAAAGACAGACTCTACCTATGACGACGAAGGCGGTCTAAGAGACGCTGGCGACTTTGATATTGTAGTAGCAGATACAGACGATGGTGCGGTTAGAGAGTTTACCTTGAACTCCTTCATTAAGACAGCAACTATGGAATATGGTGATTCTTTTGAGTATAACATGGACACTGAGTCTTTTAAAGACAGAGTGAAGCACCTGCTATCTTATACCTTAAACAGTAATGATTATCTGGTAGCTGAAACAGAGTTAATGAATACATCTGCTGAGGACCTTTTAGACAGCCCTAATGAATCTATTTATGAAGCGGCAGATACTATACGTACAGAGATGACCCAAGAGTTTAAAGAAGAGATGGAAGGTGGTGGATGGCGTGCAAGGCTAGATGATAATCACCCTGGTAGACACAACTACAGCGGCTGGGTGGTATATACTTACGAGGGCGATGAATACATAGCAGTGAACGAGAACTCTGAAGGAGGGGTGGTACTGAAGACGGGCGAGACTTTCTCAAACCAGGTAGATGCGAACACTAGGTTTGAACTAGGGCAAATCAGCAACACTCACGGGAATAGAGACATAGCACATAGGTACGCTAATCATACAAACGATAAATCCATAGATAAACTAAATAAGGTTATACGAAAGAACAATAAAGAACGCCGGAAACGGGGCTATCCTATTAAAAATGAGATATCTAAAAAAGGCGCTATGTATAAATACATTGAGAAAATACGCCCAGACCTACACGAAGTAACCGATGAGAAAGGATTTACGTGGTATGAGACCAAGATAACCGACGCCGATGGCGACGCAGTAATGCTATTCCAGACTCAAGATAAGATTACTGAGAGTCAAGAAAAAAAAGCAGGTGAGATAGAAAAAGAGGCTTTGGAGTATAGCGATAGTAATAAGTTTGTTTCAAAAGTGTTTAACAGGCAGAGTACCCAAAAGCACGCTATTAAAAGTTCTATTGCCAAAGACCTTGGTGGAGAATACTCAGGAAATGTTGAAGTGCCTGAAGGCATTGCTAATAGTATTGGAGACCGTGGAAGTAGAATATCTGTAGATGGAAACGATGTTTACTTTAACATAAGTGTTGAAAGAGACATAGGTGGAAACGATGTAATATTTTTGCCAAACATAGCAGTCTCAGGCAAGAACAAAGGATTGGGAACAAAGTTTATGGAAGCAATGAAAAAATTTGCCGATACAACATCTCAAGACATAGTTATTTACAAAGTAACAAACGATGATTTCTTTAGAAAATTTGATTGGCTAGAAGAGACAGAGTTGGGTGGTAGCTTTAAATATAAAGCAAAAAAAGGTAATGAATCATTAGGGTTAGGTCAGTTAGACGACATTTGGAAGAAAGCACACACCAAAACAAACTCCAGGCAATCAAAACCCCTAGAAAGACAGCAATCAGGCATGATAGACCAGATGTCGAATGATGATATAGCATTAGTTGGCGGTATGCGCTCAGGTAACTCTAAAGGTGACGAAACCCGTAGAATGTACATTATCTACGACATGGCTAACATGGATGAGGACTTTACTAACGCTAAAGACCAGGAAATAGGCAGTATACAGGTGTTCACTGAGGATGCTACTAACAAGATACGAGGTATTGTAGATATTAAGATACCTGTCAATAAGAGAAAGCAGGGGCACGCTAGAAAAGTAATCGAATCACTAGTAAACTCAGAGTTCTCAAACAAGCCGTTTAAGATATACGATATCAAGAAATCAGCCTACCCGTTCTGGAAGAAGATGGGGGTTACTTTCGTTAATCACGACTTCGGAAAGGATATTGGGGACACTGTAGGTAAGATAAAAGGTAGATGGGGCACTGTAAATGCATATATAGGTTCCGAAGCGGATATCAAGAAGGCAATGGGTGATAAGCACCAGGACTACCTAAATTCCTTAACTGAATAAGCTAACTTCACATATACTATAATAAATGTTAAAATCAAAAAACACAACTAGGAAACTACTATGGCAATAGAACCCGCAATTGAAGCACCTTTAGCTCCGATGCCCTCTTCAGAGGACATGATGGACGTAATAGGCAGTCAGATAGATACACAAGAGGACGGTTCTGTTGTCATAGACTTCGACCCTCGGGAAGAAATAGCAGAAGATGAGGGGCACTCTGCGAACTTAGCAGAGGTTCTAGATGATGATTACCTGGAAGAAATTGCCGCTGAGTTAATTGATTTATACGAAGAAGATAGAGAATCCAGAAGCGAGTGGGAAGAAGTCTACACAAAAGGAATCAGCTTACTTGGTCTTAAGATTGAAGAAAGAGACGAGCCGTTCGCAGGCGCGTCGGGCGTTCATCATCCTATCCTCGCCGAAGCAGTAACCCAGTTCCAGTCACAAGCATTTAAAGAAATGTGTCCTGCAAACGGCCCTGTAGATACATCTATTGTTGGCGTCGAGACAGATGAGAAGGTCAAGCAGAGTAATCGCGTTAAAGATTTCATGAATTATAATGTCCTTCATGTTATGGAAGAGTTTGAGTCTGAGATGGACCAGATGCTATTCTATCTACCTCTTTCTGGTAGTGCATTTAAGAAGATTTACTATGACAATGCCATTGACCGCCCTGTTAGTACTTATATTACAGCCGACGACCTAGTTGTGCCGTATGAGACTACTGACTTACGTACAGCTAGTCGCGTAACTCATGTTATTCGTATGTCAGCAAACGACATTAGAAAGCAGCAGCAGGTAGGCTTCTACTCTGACACTGATGATATTGGCGAAGGCTCAGAACTGACTGAGTCAGGTGCTCGCACTATCTTAGACGAGGCATCAGGTCAACACAATAACACAGGCTCAAGTATTGCTGGTGATTACAACGATATACACACTCTATTAGAGATGCATATCGACTTAGATTTAGAAGGATTTGAAGATGAAGATGAAGACGGTAAAACAGGTATTGCTATACCTTACATTATTACCATTGATAAAGACACTGAAAGAGTACTCTCTATACGTAAAAATTGGAAAGAAGGTGATGACAGCAGAAAGAAAATAGCTTATTTCTGTCATTATAAGTTCCTACCGGGACTAGGTTTCTACGGTTTCGGTTTAATCCACATGATTGGTGGCGTTACTTACGCAGCAACTGCTATCTTGCGCCAGTTAATCGATGCAGGCACTCTATCTAATCTACCGGGTGGTTTTAAAGCCAGAGGTTTACGTATACAAGGCGAAGACGAGCCAATTGCACCTGGCGAGTGGCGCGATGTAGATACGACAGGAGCCTCTATTAGAGACTCTTTAATGCCGTTGCCATACAAAGAGCCGTCTAATACGTTATCAGCATTATTAGGTGTGTTGGTGGACACAGGCAGACGCTTTGCATCTATTACAGATACGCAAGTAGGTGATTCAAGACAAGACATGCCTGTAGGCACAACGGTAGCACTACTAGAGAAAGGCTCACAGATTATGTCTGCTGTACACAAACGCTTACACGGCGCGCAGAAGATGGAATTTAAGATGTTAGCGCGTATTATTCATGAGAATATGCCTGATGACTACCCATATGAAGTAGAGGGTGGTGAGAACATGATTAAGAAGACAGATTTTGACGAGCGTGTAGACGTGATTCCTGTATCAGACCCTAATATCTTCTCAATGGCTCAGCGCGTGATGATGGCTCAGCAACAGCTTAATTTAGCTCAAGCTTCTCCTGAAATTCACGATGTTAGAGAGGCTTACAAGCGCATGTATCACGCTTTAGGTGTTGATAATGTAGATAAATTACTACCCCCAGAGCCAGAGTTGGAGGCATTAGACCCTGTCACAGAGAATATGAACTCTATGACAGGTAGGCCTATGAAGGCATTTGAGGAGCAGAATCACGATGCTCACATCGAAGCACACATGCAAATGCTACAAAACCCTGCATATCAGCAGATTCAAGGCATGCAAGCGGTACTTACAGCCCATATTCAAGAGCATTACGCACTTAAATACAAGGTCGAAGCCGAGCAAATGCTTGGTCAGCCTATCCCACAAGGTGTGGAAGACCCAGAAATGGCATCGCAGATTGCACAGAAGGCGGCGCAGGTTACATCTCAAATCACGGGTAAAGACCAGCAGATGGCTCAGGCTATGCAGCAACCGCCTATAGACCCTGCAACTCAGGCTAAGATGGAGCAGGAAGCGGCTAAGCTAGAGCAGAAGAACAAGGTTGACGAAGAGCGTAGTGCGATTGAGTTAACTAGACTTAAGTCACAAGAGAAGATGCAGCGAGAGAGAATGGACTTAGAGTACCAGCAGCATCAAGAAACAATTGCAGCCTCTAGAGAGAATGCTCTATTAGACGCTGATGTTGCAGAGGGTCAGATGTATACCCAACTGTTAAACGAGCAGAAACGCTCAAAAACACAAAAGGAGGTAGCAAATGCCCGGAAAAAAGAAGGGCCCACCCCCAAGCAAGGGTCCAGTAAGTAACGGTATTCCATATGGAAACCGCAAATAAAATGCAGAAAAGGAGAAAAGTATGCACGATGCAAGCACGTTCGCGGAGGAGCTTCTAAAGCGCTTGCGTAACGATAAACAAGCTATTGAAACAGCTTGTGCTGTTGGTAATGTCCCAGATTGGGATTCATACCAACATTTAAAAGGTACCTACAAGGGCTTAGCTCTGGTGGAGAGTAACATTTTAGAGCTACTGGGCAATATGACCAAAGCAGATACATAATGCGTTCAAGCTGCGTTTCAGCTTGCTAAAGGAGAAAAGATGTTAGAGAAAAACGAAATAGACCCTCGGGAATTAACCCCCGAGGACTTAGAAGGTATCCCTACACCTACCGGGTATAGGTTATTAATGATTCCATACTCACCCCCAAAGACTACCAAGAGCGGTATTATCGTGTCCGACGCGATGCATAAAGCTGAGACAGTAGCTTCTACGGTTGGGTATGTAGTTAAGATGGGGCCTGATTGTTATAAAGACAAGAGCAGGTACCCCGATGGGCCATGGTGTACAGAAGGGAGCTTTGTTCTCTTCGGACGCTATGCAGGTGCTCGTATCCAGAGAGACAATCTGGAAATGAGGATTTTAAATGATGACGAGATTCTGGCGTTGATTGACGACCCAGAAAAGTATCTCGCTTACTAGGAGAAGTAAAATGGATGTAGAAAATGCTAAAGAAGTTGACTACGAGTTAGAAGAGGTACAGGAGACTACTCTAGAGGTAGTAGAGGACACAGGAGAGGAAGAACTAGAAGAATATTCTGATGGGGTTCAAAAGAGAATTAAAAAACTCACTTATAAGTATAGAGAGGCTGAGAGAAAAGAAAAAGCTGCATTAGATTTCGCCCGTGGTGTGAACAACGAGCTTAAGAACGTGAAGAAAAGACTTAATCAATCAGATAAAACTCTTATGGGTGAGTATGAAGGTAGATTAGATGGTCAGTTAGAGAAAGCCCGTTCTGATTATAAAACTGCTTTTGACACAGGCGACTCTACTAAGGCAACAGAAGCTAATGAAAAATTAGCAAAGCTAGCAACTGAAAGAGATACTGTAGAGAGAGCTAGACGCCGTAAAGAGGCTGAATGGGAGGCCTCAGATAAGGAGCTAGAGGCACCTAATGAGTTTGACCAGCAGATACAGCAACAGTTCCAGCAGACAGCTCCTACCGACGATAGAGCAGTAGAGTGGGCTAAGGAAAATGAGTGGTTTGGAAAGGATGAGGCTATGACAGCATCGGCTTTTGCTTTCCATAATAAACTGGTTACGGAAGAGGGGGTTGACCCAACTACCGATGAGTACTATAATGAAGTTAATGAACGAATGCGTGAGGCGTTCCCGCACAAGTTCAAAGCAAACAACCGAACGACTCAGACGGTTGCAGGCAGCTCTCGCAAGGGTGCCAAGAAATCTGGACGCAAAGTAAGGTTATCCGCAAGTGAAGTAGATATTGCTAAACGCTTAGGTGTACCTCTAGAAGAATACGCAAAGTATAAGGGAGCTAATTAATATGGCAACTAATAATGTGACGCTAAACACAGACAAGCGTTCGTCACGCGCTGCAAGTAACCGCGATACTACAGTTCGCGCTAAGTCATGGACACCACCATCACTGTTAGAAGCTCCAGAAGCTCCTCAGGGTTGGAAGTACCGATGGATTCGAGCAGAAATGCTTGGTCAGGAGGACAAGGTTAATATGAGCAAACGACTCCGTGAGGGGTACGAGCTTGTAAAAGCTGAGGACCATCCTGAGTTTCAAGCGCCTACCATCTCTGATGGGACAGCATTGAATGGTTGCATAGGAACAGGTGGACTAGTTCTAGCGAAATTCCCGATGGAGTTCGTAGAACAGCGGAATGCTTACTACAGAAGCCGCGCTGACGACCAACTGGCTTCAGTAGATAATGATTTGATGAAAGAGAGTAATCCGTCGATGCCACTTAGTTCTCCGGAACGAAAGAGTACGACTACCTTCGGAAGTCAAACATAAAATACTTTTGTTTAATTTAATAGAGAGGGCTTAGCAATGGCTAATTCAGATAATCCTAACGGATTTACGCCTGTAAGACACATGAGCGGTGGGACTATTCGTGCAAACGAATACCTTATCGAATCAGGTGAAACTACGGCAATTTTCTCTGGCGATTTAGTAACACTAGAAGCAGACGGCTACATTGAGCAGGCGGACGCAACTGATGTGAATATTGTTGGAGTTTTCGGCGGTGTCGAATATACTGCTACAGATGGTTCTGTAGTATTTAAGAACAATTGGGTAGCTTCTACAACTACACTTGGTTCAAATGATGTGAAAGCATTTGTATATGATGACCCAAGTATTGTATACAGTGCACAACACGATGGTACTATGACTACAGCAATGAATGGCTCTGCCTTTGATGTTGTAGTTGCAGCAGGTAGCGCGACTAATGGTCGTTCTTCTATGGAAGTTGATACTTCATCAGCTAGTGCAACAAGCGGGCAACTTAAACAAGTTGGGCTAATTAATAAGACAGGAAACGCAACTGGTGCTAACGCAGAAGTTGAAGTCATTATTAATGAGCACCTTCTTAAGCAAGTTGTTGCTATTTAAGGAGGCATAGAAGACTATGGCAATTAATAGAGCACAACTCGTAAAAGAGTTAGAACCGGGACTTAACGCCTTATTTGGCTTAGAGTACTCTAAATATCAAGACGAATGGAAAGGTATCTTTGATACTGAATCTTCAGACCGCGCGTTTGAAGAGGAAGTGATGTTATCTGGCTTCGGTAATGCAGCAACTAAAGCAGAAGGCGCAGGCTTTGCTTACGATACTGCACAAGAAGTTTACACATCTCGTTATAACCATGAAACAATCGCTTTAGGCTTTGCTCTTACTGAGGAAGCAATGGAAGATAATTTGTACGACAAGTTATCATCTCGTTATACTAAAGCACTAGCTCGTTCTATGAGCCACACTAAAAATGTTAAGGGTGCTGATGTATTAAATAATGCATTTAACTCTTCATACGCAGGTGGTGATGGTACTGAGCTGATTGGTACTCACACACTGTTGAACGGTAGCACTATTGCTAACGAGCCTTCAGTGGCTGCTGACTTAAACGAAACTTCATTAGAAGCTGCGCTAATTGATATTAGCAAGTTTACTGATGAGCGTGGTTTAAAGATTGCGGTTAAAGGTCAATCACTATGTGTACCTTCAGACTTAATATTCGTCGCAGAACGTGTATTAGGTTCTTCTGGTCGCGTAGCAACAGCGGATAATGACTTGAATGCAATTAAATCAACTGGTGTATTACCAGGTGGTGCGACTGTCAATCATTACTTAACCGATACTGACGCTTGGTTTATCCGTACTGATGCTCCTAACGGCTTGAAGCATTTCAACCGTGTTGGTATGAAGACTGGGATGGAGGGAGATTTTGAAACGGGCAATGTTCGTTACAAGGCTCGCGAGCGTTATTCATTCGGTTGGTCAGACTTCCGAGCGGTATATGGTTCGCCTGGTGCTTAGGGGAAACCCGCAGTACTAAAGGCTTTAGCTTTTAAAGGCTCCTTCGGGGGCCTTTTTTATTGCCTATTGTTTAATACAATAATTAAGTTATAATAACTATGTGCAATAAGCACACTATATATTCTATAACGGTCGTTATAGAAGTTGACTGATAACACAGGAGAAATACAATGAGTGCAACACACTTTAGTGGACCAGTAGCAGTAGGCTCTGGC